TATGTTTGTATAGGTAGCATCAGTCATTGCTGTACCAGTTTGGATCATATCATCAGCTAGTACTACATCATCACTGACTTCTAAAGGATCACTACCTCTTGCTAATAATGCATAGTCACCGTATGCAGTTGAACCGTTGAGTGATCTAATATCTGAGCCGTTTTCTGCAAGATAACTTACATGGCAATAGTAACAGAATACACTAACTGCTTCTGCACGTGAACCATTTGTAGTATACAAACCATAACCTAAGTCGTTAATTTGTGTGAAGTCATTTGACAGCATTGATATATTACCTGCTGTTAATACTTCTATATCATAAGGCAGTGTTGGTAAAATTTGACTTGGATTAATAACTTCATAATGTGCATCAGTCCATGGAGTATCTTCTGACAGTACACAACGCCATTGATCTGCAGATACCCCAACTCTATCTACTTTGTTGATTTGCCATCTAACACCATCAATAAAGAAACTAGTTGGAGTTTGTGGCTCTCTGTATATATTGTCTATAACAATTTCAGTTGTACTATTTGCTTGAACAATTCTTGCATCTTGGTTACCACAGAATCCATCAACAAACATACCACCTGCAAAACTTACTTTGGGTGCTAATGATTTACTAAAACTTGAACAAGTTTGTGTGTAAGGTGATTTAGTAAGTATTTGCCCTTCTGGGTCAAGCACTTCCATAAATCCGCCATGTCCTTGTACTGACAAGTTTCTAATAATTGTAGCATCATTCATTAAGAATACATCAAGTGCATCATTATCTTTAGGAGCATTAAATCCTGTACCGCGTATAATATTTGCAATACCGCCAATAAAACTATTTGATATTACTTGTGCGTCTGTAGTTAGTAAAGGTGCTATCTGTGTTGCTAGATAATCAAGTGCCGCGGCAGTTTCAGTTACCTGGTTTGCTGGCAGTTGTCCTTGATACATTAGTGCATTGTTTAGTGTTTCTAATTTGCCGCCATCTCTTAAGTCTATTGAAAGAGCATCAACAATGTAGCCAACGTCACGTCTACACTTATCTACATCATATGTTAAACTAGGATATGTACTTGTTATAAAAGTAATTACAGCATCTTGAAGTGTTGCTTTACTAGAAAACAATACATTGTAATCATTAACATAAGCACCTGGATTGTTAACAAAGGTATATATTAGGTTAGCACGATCTGTTAAGTAGTGAGCACCAAACGGACGCTCTCCAACAACAGCAGGATCAAGTTCTAGTTTGTCAGCGTTACGTTTAAATTTTATTTCTGAATACGGACTTGCACTTGCACCTGGTTTTGGTCGAATAATGCTTCTTCTAAATTCATCACCTTTGATGGAAACATTGTTTGGAACTTTAATCGGAAAGTGTTCGTAGTAAATACCTGTTTCAAGCCTAATGGTTATTTCTGGTGATTCACTGTTTCCTGCTTCAAATGTTTGATATGGTAAACTAGGAATAGCATTACCAAATTTAATTTGTTCGCCTTGTAAAAATTCACCGTTCTCTACATCAATAATAAGTGTATCAGATGTACCGCCAACGTTCTTAGTATATTCTTCTATAAGTCCAACAGCACCGCTATTCTGTCCAACAATACGCATGCCGCTTCTTAGTTCAGTTGTGGCATCTAACTCGTATGTCTCTTTAGACATCTGGATATTTTTATATGTTCCGCTATCAGTTACTGACGATATTACTGACCTTACTTGTGCATCTGCTGCATTAGTATATGTAATCCATTTTTGATATGGACCTAGTCCTAAAGAGGCTTTGTCCATAACACGATCAGCTTCTCTACAAGCTGCGTTTAGTGTTCTAAATGCTGTACCTGGAGTACGACCTCTTTTTGATCCGTATGTGTTATCATCTTTACCATTTGTCGAAACATACATCACATTTGACGATCCTGTAAAAGGACTTGATGCTACTTGATAAAATGTATTACCGTCGGAATATTCTAGACTTTGTGTTAATGCATTATAACGAAATAATCCTTCAACCGGAGCCGGTCTAGGTTCTTCGCCTCGCATGTATATTTCTGATAAGTTACCAGCACTGTCAACTTTAACTTTATCTCCAAATACTGTAGTACCACCTGCTGTAGAAGCGTCACCTACATGTAACTGTCCGGTAGTGGTGTCATATATTATTTCACCATTAAGGGGAGTAAAAGCGTCTCTGTCCGAAGTAGGCCCACGCCTTACTAGAATACTACCATTTTCAGCTGGCATTGATTAATCTCCAATTAGTGGACTGTCAGGTCCGTATACAACATTAGGATCGTATGATGCTGTACCTGCTAATGGTATAACACCTCCATCAAAGTATGATGTTGGTTGTGCCGCTATTGCGCCACCTTCTATGTCTGATATTTTAACAACAACGTATGAGCTTTGATTAATATCACCGCCATCAATCGGCGGGATATTGAAAAAGTTATTCTCATCAAATGGTGCTCCTCGTCTTATAGCCATAAACATACTATCCTTTTGTATATTTATTACTTTTAGACGAGAGCTGTTTTAAAGTTGTATGCCCGTTGTTTGGGTCATGTATTGATCTGCTAGTTCTTTTGCAGTTTTAGCAACACAGGATACAGATGATGCATTAAGTACAAACTTTCCGTCTGTAGATACGCTAAACATAAATGGCGCAAGACCTAAGCCTTTTTCGCCTGCAACAAGTACCATTGGTTTGGCTATGTTGTATGTAGTTTCATCTTCTTTTTCAAGTCTTGCAACTAGTTCTTCACCTGATGTAAGTTTGAAGGAGACTGTCTCTCCGATTTTGTATGTAGTTTCAATTAACATATTTGTTATCTTCTTTTAATTGCCTTTTTAGTGGCTCGCTTTGCAGCTGGTTTAATTTTCTTAGCGCCTGTAGTTTTACGAGGTTTTCTAAGTGCCATTGGATTTCCTTTCTATAATGTATATCCTGTACCGTTATATCCGGTCTCATCTAAGTAGGTAGAAAATTGATCATATCCACCTACTGCTTTTCCACTAACTTTAATTTGTGGGAAAGTTCTTGCTCCAGGAAACAGATCCATAATTTCTTCTCTATCAAAATCTGTTCCTAGTTGTTTGTATGTAAATTCAAGTTGGCGCCTTTCGCAAAGTTGTTTTGCTTTATCGCAATATGGGCATTGTGGTTTGCCGTATATTTCTATCATAATGAAAATCCTTTAAGACTGTCTGTATCGACGTCTTGTTTAATGCCACCAATAATGTAACTTTCAACTTCTGTTTCTTGAGGTGCAACTTGTAAACCTGAACTTGATAACCAATGTTGTGTCCAAGGTAGCGGGTTAGTATTAACAGGTGCATCAAAGATAGCATTATATCCTAATGCTTTAAGCCTGCGGTTAGCAATATATTCTACATATTGGTTAAGTAGTGTAGCATTAAGACCAATCATAGATCCGTCTTTGAATAAGTATTCTGCCCATGCTTTTTCTTCAGCAACACATTCACGCCACATATCATGCACTTCTTCTTTACACTCTTTAGCAATCTGTGCCATCTCTGGATCGTCTTTGCCTTGAGCCCAAAGTTTAAGTATGTGTGTACTAAGTGCTAAATGCTGTGCTTCGTCTCTAGCAATAAGACTAATAATCTTAGCACTGCCTTCCATTAGTTTTAATTCGCCAAATCCAAAGGTACATGCAAAACTTACATAGAAACGCAATCCTTCTAGAATGTTTACATTCATCATTGCAAGGTACAGTTTCTTTTTAACATCACGCATACTACCTTCTTTACGATGGTTCCAAGCATCAGCTGCTTCTGTAAATGCGTCATAGTTTTTAGTAACGGCTGTTGCACGTTTGATGATTTCTTTATCATCTAAAATTGTATCAAACACTTCTGCCGGGTCAGCATACACGTTCTTCATAATGTGTGTATAACTACGTGAATGGATTGTTTCAAAGAAGTCCCAAGTAACAATACATCCTTCTAGTTCAGGTAGTGATACATGTGGCAAAAATGCTAAACATGGACCACGTCCTTGGACACTATCAAGTAGTGTTTGATATTTCAAATTGGAAGTAAAGATGTGTTTTTGCTCTGGGCGGAAGTTTGCAAAGTCAGCTCTATCTTTTTGCAGACTTACTTCTTCTGGACGCCAAAAGTATCCTAGCATTGTTTGATTCAATTTATCAAACACAGGGAATTTAAATACATCATATCTTTGTGTGTTTTGATCTGCTCCAAAGAACATATCCTGTTTTGTAAAGTCTACTTTTTCTTGATTAAAAACTGTTTTTGCCATCTTTATATTTCCTTATTTCTCTTATATACAATACTATAGTTTTGACCGAATGTCAATAACTAAATTGCACATGCCTCACACTCTTCCCCATCTTCATACTCAATTTCTGATGGCTGTAATTCTACTTCTTTATCATCTTCTATTTCACTTGGATCTGTTTTGTAGTCGTAAGTGTTTTGATAATAACTAGTCTTCCAACCTAACTTGTAAGTTGTTAGTAAGTCTTTTAACATCACACTCATTGGAACTTCATTATTCTCAAAGTGAGTTGGATTGTAACTCCAATTTCCACTAATTGCTTGGTCAAAGAACTTTTGCATTACTGCAACAATATTAATATAACCTTCGTTACTAGGCATATCCCATAGTAAACTATAGTTGTTCTTTAGAGTTTGATACTGTGGAACAATTTGCTTAAGAGGCCCTTTTTTGGACTTCTTAACGGACAAGTAACCTCTAGGTGGCTCAATTCCGTTTGTTGCGTTCGACACAACGGAACTGCTCTCCGAAGGCATTTGTGCGGACAATGTGCTGTGCCTAAGTCCGTGTTCCTTGATGTCAGCCCGTAAGCTATCCCAATCATAATTTAACTTAACCTTTACAATATCGTCAACTTCTTTCTTGTATGTATCAATAGGAAGTATGCCGTCTGAGTATTTAGTACGATTAAAGTATTCACATGCACCACGTTCTTTTGCTAAGTTGTTACTTGCTTTTAACAAGTAGTATTGAAACGCTTCCGTTAGTTCATGTACAGCCTTCCAACTTTCAGGATCTTCATACTTGGTTTTATTCTTAGCAAGAAAATGTGCTAATCCAATATAACCTACTCCTAAACTACGTCTTGCTTTAGTTGACTTTTCTGCAGCTAAAATAGGATACTTTTGGTAATCAATAATTTCTTCTAATGCTCTCACAGCAAGATCACATAGATCTTCTAGATCGCCTAATTCTTTAATAATGCCTACATTAATAGCACTAAGAATACATAGTGCAATTTCACCTTCTGGATCGTCAATATGATTAAGCGGCTTAGTTGGAAGTGTAATCTCTTGACACAAGTTACTCATGTATACTGTGTCTTTAAATGAACTGTGTGTATTACAGTGATCAACATTCATAATGTAAATACGTCCTGTTTCAGCTCGCTCTTTAATCAACGCAGAAAACAACTCCATTGCTGGTACAGATCGTTTCTTAATGCTTGTAGCACGTTCATATTTTTCGTATAGCTCTTGGAACGCTACTGGATCACCAAAGTATGCTTCGTACAATCCCGGAACATCATGCGGCGAGAAAAGAGTTATATCACCGCCGGACAACAACCTTTCATACATAGTTTTGTTTAACTGAATACTATAATCTAGTTTACGTACACGATTGTCCTCAGTGCCTTTATTGTTTTTTAATACAAGGATGTCTTCAATCTCTTGATGCCAAAAAGGAAAATGTGTAGTAGCACTTCCGCCACGTACACCATTTTGTGTACAGCAACGCACTGTTGATTCAAACTTCTTTAAGAAAGGAATGATACCAGTGTGCGCCACTTCGCCGCCACGTATCTTTGCGTTGACTCCGCGTATTCTTCCAGCGTTAATACCAATACCTGCACGTTGAGCAGTATACCTGCCAATAGCCATATCGCTAGAAAAAATGCTGTCAAGAGTATCATCACTATCAACAAGAACGCAACTTGCAAACTGTCTAACAGGCGTCCTGACACCTGCCATGACCGGGGTTGGGATATTGATTTTAAAAAGTGAGGTCGCATCGTAGTATCTCCTTACGTAATGCATACGTGATTGTTTTGGATAGTTAGCAAATAGTGTTGCCGCAATCATCATGTACATAAACTGAGGTGTTTCAAATATCTTGCCGGTGCTTCTATCTTGACACAGATACTTGTCTACAACTTGACGTAGTCCTGCATATGTAAAGTTCTCATCACGCTTGTGACGGATATAACTATCAAGTGTTTCAATTTCTTCAGGAGCATAAAGGTCTAGTATTTCTTTATCGTACACTCCACGTTTAATATTTTTATCAATATTCTGCTGTAACGTAATTGCTGTGTATTCACCAAATACATCTTTGTTTACGCCATAACTTAACAGTCTTGCAGCTGCAAATTGATAGTTAGGTGCATCTAATGAGATAAGGTCATTTGCACTACGGACTAAAACTTCTTGTATTTCATGAGTTGCCATGCCATCATAGAACTGTAAATTTGCGTTCATTTCTATTTGACTTGCACTTACTCCAGCTAAGTCCTCACACGCAAATTCCACCACTTTGTGTATTTTATCAATGTTAATTGGTTCTTTGGAACCATCTCTTTTAATAATGTAGATGCCATTTGACATGTGTATATTCTCCTTATCTTTCATATTGTTTCATCGTGTTTGATATTTAGTTTAACTGTGGCATAGCATATACTCTTTGCGAAAATATTTGTGTGGCTAAATCGCCTCTATCTACGCAGTCGTTATCGTCTATACCGATTATTTTTTCATCGACAAATAGCAGGTACAATAGCTCTGAATTTTCTTCATCTGATGCTATATGTATCTCAAATTTCGAGTCCTTAAAACGATTGGTTAACTGTAGTGAATAACACATTCCTAGTACACGAGAAAAGTCACAGTATTGGTTCTCTTCTACTAACTGCCAAGGTGTTGGCCAGGTGCTTTGATTCCAAGGGTCGTTATGAATACTAACCAAGGGAGACCTCTTGTATTTGTCTATTAGATCTCTAAATGGTGTTTCGGATTCTTCTAATGAGTCCCGAAACTCTCGCCAAGCTGAGATCCTTAAATGGTGTTCAGTATTTTCAAACATGTATTATGATCGTGATTCAATTGTAAAGTCTATAGTTGCATCGTTGTTGATAGTATTATAGCATTCTATGTATGCTGTGTCAACTCCTAATGCACCCGAAACGTTTACTAAATGTCCAGTGAAGACAATTGATTCTCCGTAAGTACTAACCATGCCAGTAGCATCATAATCATCAGTAACTTTAATAGTATCATCATCTTGATTGATGTCTATTGTTAGTACTCCTGTACGTGTAAAGTTTACTGTTACATTATATACATAACGTATTTTAAACTGCCTAGTTTCATTTCCTGGCAATCTAAAACTAGTAACTTCATTGTTAGGAGTATAAGTTAAAGGGATTGTGTGTACTACATTGCTAGTTGATATAAATGATCCTTCTATCTCTGGAATGTAAGGGACAGTGTCGTCCTCATAGTTTGGATAATTTGATGTAGATGTATTAACTGAAACATAATTAGTATCATAAGAAAGATCTAATGTACGTTGGAACCAATCATCTGTAGACACATTTCCTTGTGTGTCAAATTTAATAATGCTAGTTACGGCTGTTGTACTTGAACCGCCGTCGTTGCCTACTTTATGGTATGTATTTTTAACTGATTTATTATTTGTACCTTTTGCAACAGATAGTCCTTGTTTAAATACATCGTCCATTGTACTGTTTGTAACTACAGTATTTGTTGGACCATATGCTTGTCCTTCTGCTATCTTATCTGCTAAATTAGCTGGTGTAACAGCAGGCATATTATTTCCTAGTACAACACCATAACCGCAATTGAATACGTTTAGTTGATCAAATGTATTGTCATAAATGTCATATGAACTGTTTACAGCTTCAGATAAGTTTTCTATTCTAATATTAGTAAATGTATTATTTTTAGATGGGTAAGACGAACTTTGTACACTTCTAATGTCAAAGCCTGCTTCAGTAGAATTTATTGTATAGTTAGAACTTGTTCCCCACTGACCTGATAGTTTTAAGTTTTTGAATACACTATCTTTAATACTTGTTAGTTCGAATATGTTCTTTTGTATTGTTATAGCCGCATTGCTAATATTAGTTAAACTATGCTGGAATGTAAATCCATCAATCACAACACCACGTGTTTGTTTAAGTTGACTATTTTCAAATAATGTAGTTGTATCGTATGTCATTACATTAGTACTAGGGTTAAACGCACTTGCACTTGTAACATTAGTAAAAATAGGATTGTTTGAACATTGTAGTATTACTGTACCGTCAACGCCTGCACCATATAGTTTAGCAAAAGGCGGAAGTTTCAAACTGTTTGTAATTTTATATGTTCCTGGTCCAAAATGTAATTCAACTCTACTATCAGTTTGTGCTTTATCTGAATTTAAATATAGTTGATCAATTGCACGTTGGATTGATAGTGTATCGTCTGTTGTATTATCGCCCTTTGCACCAAAGTCTGAAACATATACAATGTCATCCATTTTGCTTTGTAGTGTACGTTTAATTGGAGAGTTATCAGTAGCACCTGTTTGTATTAGTGCATCATCTGTTTTGTACGTATACTGTTCTGCAAAACTAAACAAGTTAGTATGTTCAGTTAGAATTTCTGTATTACCTACACTAGGTGCGCCTTCTGCAACAGCGCCGTTACCTATATAAAGTTCCTGTGTATCTACAGCCCAACCCATTTCTCCACTTGCCAGTTGTGGCAATCCGGATCCTGAATTTTTCTTACCTCTTCTAAGTTGTATACGACTGATTTGGACTACGGCCATGATTTAATCTCCAATATGTTCTTACACATATTTATCAGATAATACAGTTACTGATGTTTTTCGTAATAGGTATATACGCGATTATACCATTCTGTGCGCCATTCATCGTATTCGTGTGGCCAAACATCAAACTGTTGATACGTTTCACCGCCTAATTCCATTCCGTCATCGCCTCTACTACACATAAAGATGTGTCCTTCGCGAATGTTTGTACCGTATATTTCATTATGTGCTTCTGCGTATGCTACTAATTGTAAAAAGTAGTTTTGTACATACTCTAACTTCTTTGGCTTATTGGTCTGTTTAAAATCCATTATACAAGGTTGACCTTTATATTGTCCAACTAGATCAGTTGTACCTGCATACATTTGTGGAACATAAAGAGCAACCTCACTTCCCCATATCTCGTCTACATCAACCATGGCATTGTCACGTACTTGTGTAGCCATTGCATGTGCTTTTTTAGCAAATGGATTACCGCCCGGTGTAGGCCATTCTCCAGTTTCAACATAGTCTTCAAGATACTTGTGCATCCTTGTACCAACACCTGCAGCTTCTGTTGTAATTTCTCTTGCTTTAGTTTCGCCAACACGTTTACGCCATGCAATAAGACCTGACTTGTCACTAGTAGCATCAAGTATAGTAGTAACACTAGCCACAGCACCGCCATCCGGTGTCATGTACTTTCTTTTACCGTCTACTTGTTTTCTGTTTATTGGTTGATAATCAAACTTATTTAATATCAATGACATTTATAGTATCCTTTTGGTAGTACGGCTCAACTGTGCTGTTTTCCTCATCTTCAGATATAATTTCGGTTACCTCTGGTACATAATGTCTCATCATGTTTTCTACACCAAACTTAATAGTAGTAGTACTACCGGCACATCCTGAACAGGCGCCTGCCATTTGAAGTTTTAGAGTGCCATCGTCGTATGATAAAAAATTAACAAAGCCGCCATGATGACTTACGGCTGGTGCAACTCTTGTTTCCAGTATGTCTTTTATTTGTGTAATGATTTCGTCGTTTGATCTAGTCATATAGTTTTCCTATTTGTTATAGTATACTATACATTTATACGATTGTCAACCGTTTATCTACGAGCTTTGGTTGCTCTCTTTGCCATTTGTCCAACTGAACTATTACCATCATCTTTCTGTGGTGCTAGTCCTGTTTCTTCTTGTTCTTGTGTATCCAAGGTAATTTTTTCTTGGTCAAAGTTTTTGATCATTCTTTGTATACTAGGATTTGAATCGTAAACTTGTTTAAAGGAACCATAACTAAACTGTTCTGCCCCTGTGTTGGACATTAGTTTGTTAAGTTTTTCAAATGGAATAGTAACTGATTTGCCAGCTAAGTCAGCATCTTGTAGGATGTTTCTTAGGACTAACGCAAGTTTGTTAGATGCATTAGCCTCTACGACTTTTTTTTAGATAGTATAGCACCTATCTTTCTGCTTCTCTCAATACTTTCACGTT